CCGCAATACGATCTCAACGACGACGACTTCATCTGCGACGTCGGTCAAGATCCCGTCATCGTGACCCGCCCGACTATAGCCGACGCCGACAATCAGATCGGAGTCGAGTGGTTGAACCGCTTCAACGAATACAACCCGGAGCCGGTGCTCGAGCAGGACGACTTCGCTATCCAACAATACGGTCTGCGCGCGCAGGCTCCGAAATCCCTACATCAGATCTGCGATCAGAACGTGGCGCAGAAGGTCTGCAATGTCCTGCTGAAACGGTCCGTCTATGTCCGCGCGCACGTCAAGTTCAGGCTGCCGGCTTACTACATCCTGCTCGATCCGATGGACATCGTCACTATCCCGGCGACCTGGATCTACTACTCGCAGGGGACGGCTCCGGTCCGCATCCTGACAATCGAGGAAGGCGATAACGGAGAGCTGCAGATCGAAGCCGAGGAGTTTCCCTGGAGTACGTCCGCGCCGACGGCCCATCCCAAGCAGGGCATGAGTAACTTCGCGCCCGGTTTCTTCGCGGACCCCGGAAATGTGTTTCCGCCCATGTTCGTCGAGATCCCTCCCGACGTGGCGCAGCAGGACCGAGTAGTCGGTATTGCTCTTTCCGGCGGGCCCGACTGGGGCGGTGCGAGCGTCTACCTGTCCACCGACGGCGGTGCCAGCTACAAGCTGATCGGCGGGCAGATCGGGGCGGCCACCATGGGCACGCTGGTCAGCCAACTGCCGCAGGCGCTCGATCCCGACGATACCAACAAGCTCTCGCTCGATATGGCCGAAAGCTTCGGCCAGCTCGAATCTTATACCAAGGACCAGGAGGACGCGCTCATTTCGCTGGCGGCCGTCGACGATGAGCTGATCTCTTACCGCACGGCCACGCTCACCGGAAGCTATCAGTACGACGTGACGCACATGCGGCGCGGCGCTTACGGCACCGTCTCCAGCGCGCATGCGGCCGGGGCAAAGTTCACCATGGTGGACAACCACCTGTTTGAGTGGACTTACGACGCTTCCCTGATTGCCGAGACGGTCTTCTTCAAATTCGCCTCCTTCAATACGGCCGGCCAGATGGAGCAGGATCTCTCTGGCCTGGTGCCATACAAGTTCTTCGTCGAAGGCCCACGCGGCCCTTACATCTGGAGCGCGGGATTCGCGAGCGCGGTAGGCGGCGACGGATTGCATCCCACCAGCTTCAGCACCTTCGGCCTGCGGCCTTTCTATGAAGTGATGGAAAGCGGAATGATCGGCGCATTCCTGATCCTCGAGGGCGTGCCTCCGATCAACCAGCCGTCCGATCAGATCGTCGCACCCACCATAGTCGTGTTCGTCGAGACCGGGGCAGGAAGCCTTCCGGCTGGAACCTATGCGATATCGGCGACCGCGTTCGATCAGCCCACGACCGTGCGCAACTACCGCAACAGCCTGCCGTCGGAAATTCTCGAAGTGACGGTCGCGGCCAACGACGCAATCCTGGTGACCGGCGTGGCGTTGAGCTTCGGGCAGAGCCAGCTTGCCGCTGACATAGATGCATTGACCACATCCATTCCGGTGGCGGACAGCACGCAGTATGTCGATGGCGAGACCATCATCATCGACGGCGAGCACATGGGACCGATCACGGTCGCTGGCGCTAACTTGAATGTCGCCGCGCGCGGCCAAAACGGCACTACCGCGGCATATGACCCCAGAGCGGATGATCCGCATCGCGCTCACCGCCGTATCGCAGTCTTACTTACTGCAGAAGTGTGATCCCTTGACTCTGTGTGGTGCGGTGGTGCAGGCATCGATTCTCGGGCTGGAGCCGAACAGCTCACTGGGTGAGGCCTTTCTCATCCCGTACTGGAATTCAAAGGCGAATAAGGGCAAAGGCGGCTACGAGTGCCAGTTGCAAGTCGGGTACAAAGGCCACCTGAAGCTCGCGCGCAACTCGGGCGAGCTCGCCGGGGTGGATGCCCAGCCGGTTTATGAACAGGATGAATTCGACTTCGAAAAAGGCATCGAGCCTTATGTGCACCATAAGTGGAACAAGAGGGGCACGCGCGGCCAAGTCATCGGTTACTGGGCCGGGTTCAAAATCAAGGGTCAAAACTATCATTTCGAATATTGGTCCGTCGAGCAGATCGACGAGCATCGCGACCACTACAGCCAGGGTGCGTTCAAGAAAGAGGCTGGCAAGTTCGTTCTCGACTCGCAAGGCAAGAAGATCTTGCAGGGCCCGTGGAGAGACAGCCCCGACTGGATGTATCGCAAGACGGTCCTGATCCAGGCGCTCAAGCTCGCGCCTAAGAGCGTGCTGCTGCAGACGGCGCTCAGTCTGGACGAACAACACGATGCTGGCGTGCCACAAGTGCTCTCGGTCGACGTGCCTTTCGAGTTGCTGCCGACGCAGAACGACGGCCTCCCGGAAGGCGGTGGCGAAGAGGAGCGGGTCGAGCGGGCTTCCGACCAGCGGCAGCAGAACGCGCAGGCTGCCACCGAGATCCTGCCGGAAGGATTTCCCGATCCCTTCAACGCCGGCGCGTTCCAGACAGCCGCCGCGAAGCTCTATACCCGGATGGTCGAGTCGCCCATGGGGAGGCAGACGGCGCAGACTGAGTGGACCCGTCTGCTTGAGAACAACGCCGGTCTGAAAGACATCAAGAAACTCACTGCGTTCGATGCTGCGCTCAAGTTTTTTAGAGCCGCGTTGGCAGTCGTGAAGACCGCCGAAGCCATGCGCGAACCGGGACAAGATTAAACGGCTTCTCGGGGCTGGATGTTCTCCCAGGCGAATCTCGGGGGAGGTGCACCTGTTGGTAGTCTTCCAGCCTCGGGAGGGAATTATGACGTGGCTGTTTCATAAGTTACTCGGTTGCCGCCACCGTCGCACGACGTTTCCCATGACGGCTAGCGGGCGCACCTATGTTTGTTGCCTCGACTGTGGCCGCGAATTCGAATACGACTGGCAGACTATGCGTCGCAGAAAGAGACCGAAATGAAGCTGAAACTCAAGGAATGCCGCATCGTGTCTTCAACCCGCTACCCGGGCGATCCTGACAGCACGCAGGTGCTGCTTTTCGCGGCCAAGTTGACACCTGGCGCCGCCGACCGGCTGGAGTGCCGCGATATCTGCTACGCGCAGGTGGGCGAGCAGCTGGACGGCAAGCCGCAGTTGCTGCCGCGCAAGTTCGATAGCTACGCGCTCTCGCTCACTATCGAGGGAGCCGACGTCCTGCTGGGCACCGGCCTGCAGGCCCGCTCCACCCTGATCCACAAGCTCAAAGTGTCGCCCGAGAAATCAGCCGACTCTAAGGACATCTCGCTTGAACTGCGCGGCCGCATGCATTTCGCCGAGTCGATTCCGCTGGACAAGTTCACCAGATCCCAGAACAAGGGCACATTCGACATCTCCATCGAAGCCGCGCAGGAGAACCTGGACTTCGGCGGCTATGACGACGAAGAAGACGAGGAAGCCGAAGCAGCACCGGAACCTGGGCCAGTGGTGGACGCCGAGTGGCCGGATGTGCCAGAGCATCCTTTGGCAGCGCCCGAAGAGGAGGAGCGGAATTGCGTTCTCTGCGAAAACGGCATCGGGTTCGCGGAGCCTGGTCTTCATGCGAACGGCAAGCCATGCACCAAGGCACCAGCGACGCTGGCCGCCGCGCGGCAATTAGGCGGCACACATCAGAAGAAGGTGCGGGTGGTGAAGCTGAAGGGAAGTGGTGAGAGGAACTGAAGGATATGTCCGCACTGACGACAGCATTGGAAACCGACACTGGCCCACCAAGCTGTCCGCAGTGCGGATCGGACGATCTGACCGTGCTCAGCGGCGACTACCCGACTGGCGTCGTCGCGCCGGATGGCGGCCAGGAGGTGCGTTTCCAATGCTGGCTCAAGTGTTGTCAGTGCGGAAATGTTGAGGAGGCGTAGCAAGTTCTGTGAGAGGAACTGAAGGTGGCTCAAATGTCGCAAGTGCGGCAGGAGGCGTATGGATGTAGCTGAGTTGAAGGTTAATCTCGCTGATTTACCCAGGCGCATGCGCGAATTACCCATCGATCCGCAGCGCAAGGTGCCGGTGCCGTTCTTTGCCGAGTGGATCGACGGCAAACCCGAGTTCCGGCTGACAGACGCCCGCAAATGGCTGCGGGCCGTACGTGAGCGGCTCTGCTGGGTCTGCGGGCAACGGCTGGGCGCTCACTTGGCCTTTGTCATCGGACCGATGTGCGGAGTCAACCGCACCACGAGCGAGCCGCCTTGCCATCTGGAGTGCGCCCGCTGGTCTGCGCGCAATTGTCCCTTCATCGCGAAACCGCATATGGTGCGGCGCGGCCACGACGAACTTATCGAAATGGGCGCTAAGTCGATGGGCGGCAACTCCATCAAGCGCAATCCCGGCGTGATGCTGATCTGGATCACCCGGTCGTACCAAGTCTGGTCGCCGGCTCCCGGCGAGCGCCTGATCACCGTCGGCGAGCCGGAACAGATCGAGTTTTATTCGCAAGGCCGTGCAGCTACACGAGATGAGATCGACGAGTCAGTCCGCACCGGCCTGCCATTTCTCGAAGAGGAGGCTTCTAAACAGAAGGGCGGCATGGAGCAACTCGTGAAGCAGGTAAAAGAGTTCGATAAACTGCTGCCGCCGCTACCAAGTGGCAAAGTTATGTCAGTGAGAGGAACTGAAGGTGTCAGTAGGTAAGAGGAGCTGAAGGGCGGCTAAGATGGTGCGGGCTTCCAAGGATCAGCTGAAACTACTCGAAGACAACACGCGCCGCGCGCGGTCCAGGCTAAGTGCGGACCAGTTGAATCTAGTGGCCAACGACCCGCGCAACTGGGCGAAAGAGGTGACTGGGAAGCCCGCGCGACGGCGGAAAGACGAACTGCCCGAGAACATCCTGGAAAAACAGATCATCGACTTTCTAAGCTTTCGCGCATTCATCAACAACCGGCAGCAAGTCGGCCTGTTCGTACCTTTCCGCGTGCTCAGGCAATTGCAGACCGGCCAGCTCAAGCTCGAGGACGCGGCCCGCAACATCGTCCACATCGGCGAAGAAGGCATGGCGGACTGGTGGTCGGCCCGTCCTGTGATTCCTCCCGGCGGCCGTCCGCTGGGTGGCCCGCACCTCTGGCAGGGTTTTTTCTGGGAGGCGAAGGCTCCCGGTAAGCGCCCGTCCGAGGCGCAACTCGACTGGCTGCGCAGGCACCGTCAAGTAGGTTTTGAAGCGGCCTGGTTCGATCAGTTCGAGATTCGCGATCGGCCTGTGGCTGCAGGGGATCCGAGCGAGTCGCACGTATTTGAGGTTTGGTTTTTTGGCTATTTCGTGAAGAGCAAAGGTGAGAGGAGCTGAAGGGTTGCCTAAAACGCGTTGCTTAGATCCGGCATTCTGGGACGACACCGACGTGTGTTCGCTTTCGCGGGATGCGCGTCTGCTGCTAGCGGCGATGATCACGCTGCTCGCCGACGACCACGGGCGCTTGCCTGCCGATGAGGGTTATCTGAAGCGCAAAGTCTTCATCGAAGACGAGGACCTTGGGCGCTCTGAAGTCAAAGCCTTACGCGACGCGATCCTCGAAAAGTGCCGCAACGTGAAGCTGTACGAAGTGGGCGGCCAGGAATACATCTGGCTTACCAAGTTTGAAAGTTGGCAGAAGATCCGCTGGAAAGTGAATTCGCGGATTCCGGCATACGCGGAGCCAAAAGTTTTGCACAGCCATACAAGTAACTCAAAAGGAGTGACTTCGGAAGTTTTCCGAAATTCTCCGCAAACTGCGGAGTATTCTCCGCAAACTGCGGATGGTTCTCCGCAGAATTCGGAGGGTTATCCGCAAACTGCGGAGTGCTCTCCGATGAGTAGAGTAGAGTTGAGTAGAGAGAGTAGTGTAGAGAAGAAAGAAGAACCCCCCATAGCCCCCCCTAAAAGGGGGGGCGTGTCGCGCGTTCCTCCCCGCCAGCGTCACAGCAAACGCACCTATGACCAGATCAGTCGAGCGCTGGGGCCCGAGCGCACTCGCTGGTGGCTGGACTTCTGGCGGGACTACCCGTGCCACGAAAGCAAGCAGCCGGCCATGGACGCCTTCGAGCGCGTCGTGCGTTCGCCCGAGATGTGGTCCAAGGTGCATGCTGGCGTGCTGCGCTACGCCGCCAAGGTTCGCGACGATCCTAACCTTCACGTCAAGTACGCGCAGGGCTGGCTCAACGATGCTCGCTGGGATGACGAGGTAGACCCTACGCCGCCACCGTCTGGATCGCGCGGCAGGCGCAGGCAGGTGTTGGAAGAGGCCAAACAGGAATTTTTGCGGGAGGAGGAAGAGAATGCTGAAACTTTCCGAAGCGACGACGCTGGTCGAGAGACTTTCTCGGACGGCGAATTTTCCCCAGGACAAGGAAAGCGTCAAGGCGATCGCGCGCACGCTGGCGGAGGCGGCCCCGGAGTCGAACTGGGCTGCGCGCACCGTCGAGAAGCTGCGTAGGGAGTGTCAGTTCTGTCCGACTGACTCCGAGATTTTCAAAGCCGCGGACTCACTCAAACCGCCGAAACCAGAGCCGGTTCTGCACTACCACCGGCCTATCGATGACAACGTCAGGCTCGTTTGTTCTCAGGGTGAGTGCGACGGTTCCGGCTTCGTTTTTGTGCAGCGCGTCGTCACCGAGCGCGACGGCACCAAGCTCACCATCGACGCCGTGCGCCGGTGCAAGTGCAACCCGGCGCGCAGTGAACCGGCGCCGGCCGAGAAGGTCGAGAAGAAGCCGTCCAAAGGTCTGCGCCAGGTAGCGGACGCTGCCATGCGGGCGGCGGGAGATATTGCATGACTGACAATTCAACGAATTTTGCTGCTTCGGCTGGATCCTCTCACCAACAAACCCAGCGAGGCATTCTTCACGTCCGCGAGGACGGCGGGAGCGAACCTCCCGCGATGCCGCATACAGCGTCGGAGGCAGCAAATGATGGCGGGCACGAGCAATCGCTTGTGCCCGCTGTCGACAATCAATTACCGCCAGTCTGTACTCCCCCAAGAGGGGAACTGACGGATGGCGACCACGCGCAACAGGAACGACTGCGAGTCTTAGCAGTTAAACTCGATCTGCGCAACGATAACGAATCTTACCAGCGCTTGAAGGAACTCTCCTGGCAGGCTGCGCGTTATCGCAATCTGTTCTTACGTGGGCGTTGGTGCGAAGCCGTAGGTCTCTGCGTCGATCCCAAAAAGGGCGTCGAGAACAGCGTCACCAAGCGGATACGCCGCGACGAAAAGATGGAGTTGAGTGGAGCGGCCTACTCCGCCGCAGAGCGGGAAGCACAGGCTGAATGGCAAAAACACGCCAAGAGAATTTTGGCCGGTGCGCCGTTACCGGAGTGGAAACCCACCAAGGCTCTAACGATCCGCGGCCACAAGAAACGGCAGGAATCCGGCGTGCGCCTCTCCAAGGATGAGCAAGGCCGGTACATTGCCGACTTGCAAGTACAAGGGGAGGACTGCCCAGCTGCCCTCGCCGTCGGTAAGGGCGGCTCCTGGCTGCACATCCCTCTGGCTTTGGGAGCGGCGAAGGACTGGCAAGCCGAGAAGCTCGATCAGATGGTGACCGGAGAGATCTCGATCCGCAAGGCAGCCATCCAGATCTTACCCGAGAAACATCAGGTCATACTCAAGCTGTCCTATCCACAGCCGATTCTCTTCCCGCGCTTCGGGGAGCGCAAAGCCACGCTCGGTCCGATCATCAAGGGCGAGCGGATCTGGCTGCGCACCGAATTCGAGTCCCGCGATTTCTCGGGCCGGTTGCACACGCTCCTTGAGCGCAAGGCCAGCTGGGATGGCATGCGGCGGCGGGTATTGGCCCAGGTCGGACGGCGCAAGGGCAGCGCACGGAGCAAGCGCAAACTGCTTGCGAAACTGACTTGGCAAGGCTGGCTGGATAACTTTCTGCACCAGTGGACACGGGAAATTATCACCTGGCTCGACGGGCAGGGGATCGCATCGCTGACTGTGATGGGCCTTAGTGCGGCGGATTGGCCTGTCTATCGTTTCACGCAGATGCTGACATACAAGGGCGAGTCGTTGGGAGTAACTGTCACGACCGAAGCCGATCTGGCGACGCCGGCCACGGAACGTGCTGTCAAAGGTGAGATCCGGCGTCAGCGGCGAAAGGCCACTAAGGCAGCAGTGGCTCTTCGTGAACTGAATAGTCAACTTGGAGGGGAACTGAAGCAGCCACGGTGATTGTGAAAGGAGGCCAATGACTGAAGAGCGCAAGGACATGGAACGGCGCAGATTCTCGGCTGCGCGCGACCTCGATGGCGGCATGCGACAAAGCGACGTAGCGCGCAAGTACGACGTGAGCAGGACGACAGCGTCCCGCTGGGCGCATCTGGTGAAGAACAACGAGTCGCTCTTTGCAAGGAAGCCACCAGGGCGACCGTTTCGGATCGAGCCGGATGCTCTGCGGGAAATAATCCTTGAATGCCCGAAGGGAATGACTAACGAAGTCACGGCTAAAGTGATCAAGGACGTCACCGGCGTGCGTTACGACCCGGATCACGTCGGCAGGTTGCGACACCGTTTCGGGCACAGACGCCGCCGCGCTGCCGCCATGGGGTGAGAGGAACTGAAGGGCTCGTCGATCAGGCTGCCAAGCTACTGACTGACAGGCGCTCAATCTCGTGAGAGGAACTGAAGGAGAATGATTTCCCGCAGACAGGAGAACAACGATGAACAAAGAAGCCACTGACATCATGAACGATATGGCTCCGCAGGCTCTTGCGGAGTTGAAGCATTACTTCCAGACGACCGATGAATCGGCCGGCAAACGCGCGGACGTTGCGTTGAAGTTACTCGGCAGAATCAACGGCAATGACTCGAATCGCCTCAAGTTACTGGCGCTGCAGTTCCAAGTCGCACGCCAAATGGGAATGAAAGGCGAGCCGCTCAGGCCACTGCTCGCGGAACTGAATCCAGCCTTTTCGAGCGGTCAGGCTCAGGCACCGGCTATTTCTCCAGGCACTGCTGGCGAAGTTAAATCGACGACTTAGTTGAGCACTGTGAGAGGAACTGAAGGGTGGCGGTAAAGGTTAGTGCCTTGCTGGTCGCAGGTGAGAGGAACTTCTCCGCGAGACCGCGCGGAGTCGCCGTGATCGGGGAACGTGAGAGGAACTGAAGTGAGATGCCGCTGTTGTTAATCGAGAGGAACTGAAGGTGGCGTGCTGCTTTGTGATTGGCACACGGCGAGAGGAACTGAAGGTCACGTTGTCTTGCCATCTGGTGAGAGGAACTGAAGGGGTCTAACGTCATGGCGAGAGGAACTGAAGGCGGAAATCATTTGTCATTACTCGACCGCTGCGACGAGGGGCTGGACGGTGAGAGGAGCTGAAGGAGTTCTGACTTCTGCGCTCAGGACGTGTTGCTGTCACGAACTCGGGCGGTTGTGAGGGGAACTGAAGGAAGAACCTCGGATGCTGTGAATCGAGAGGAACTGAAGGCCATGGGTGTTCACCCGTGAGAGGAACTGAAGGTGACGTCGATCCGCAGATAGTCGGCCACTACGAACGTCCATGAGAGGAACTGAAGGTTGTCCAGATTCCGAGTGGTGTTGAGAGGAACTGAAGGGTGATCGTTCCTTTCATTAAGTGAGAGGAACTGAAGGCCGGTGCGCGCGAAATGCGGGCGTCATTGGTGAGGGAACTGAAGGGTACACGCTGGTACACGGCGAGAGAACTGAAGGGAAACCGCGTTGGGTGAGAGGAACTGAAGTGAGATGCCAGTGCCAGCGCCGAGAGGAACTGAAGGCTGGGCCACACGGTTCGCAGCGGTGAGAGGAACCGAAGGGTGGTCCACGTATTCGGCTGGCCGTGCGGTGAGAGGAACTGAAGGGCCGCGGCGAGGCATTCTGATAAAACGTGACGTCCGCGCCGCCCCAAGCGAAATACTGCACATTACTTAACGGTTGATTATTGGCGTTGACAGGCTGCGCCCAAGGCGTCTGCGGCTGACCTCCTGTGGGGGCACCCGTCAGTTTGGAATATGAGAGCGAGGTGAGCCACGCAGGGTCAGCGTACGAACCTGCCGTGCTAACCGCGTTCGTCACTTGCGCCGCCGTGTAATCCCCCGTGGCGGGAACCACCGCACCAGTCCGGGCGTTGAAGGAGTTCACCAGCGTTGGCGCGCCGGTCAACTTCGACCAGGAGAGCGTGGTCAGCCAAGCGGGGTCGCTATAGGTCCCGCTCGTGTCCACGGCGTTGGTCACTTGCGCCGCTGTATAATCTCCCGTCGCCGGAACCACCGCGCCCGAGCGGGTGTTGTACGTGTTCACCATCGCGGGCGGGCTGGCGATCTTCGACCAGGCTAAACTTGTGATCCAGGCGGGATTAGGATAAGAAACCGTTTTGTCCACCGCGTTCGTTATCTGTGACGCCGAATAATCTCCACTTGCGGCCACCACAGCACCACTTCGGCCGAAGACACTCGTTACCGCGCCGGTCCCGGTTTGCACGCCGCTGCCCGCCTGATTTACCGTCACGACCCATTGCGACGAAGTCGGGTCGGTGTACCACATGTACAGCTGCATCCCGGAACTGTCGAACCAGAGGTCGCCGTTGTTCGGCGAAGCAGGAGCGACGTCGGCAACCGTCACGCGCGCGCCAGTGGCAACTGTTCCCCATCGGACGCCGAGCAGCTGGGTACTGTCCGCGATCAGAAACTGCCCGTCCGTGCCCACCGGGAGGCGCGTGGTCGCGGCTCCGTGCACGATCATGTCGCCCTTGGTGGTGGTCGGGTCAGTCATAAAAGCCGGGGCTCCGGTGATCTTGCCCCAACTTAGGCTGGTGAGCCAGATCGGGTCGGCATAACTACTGGCCGTGCTCACCGCGTTCGTCACCATGGATGCGGTGTAGTCTCCAGTGGCAGGCACCACCGCGCCAGCCCTCGTGTTGAACGAGTTGACCAGCGTAGGCACACCCGTAAGCTTCGACCACGCATAACTGGTGATCCAAGCCGGGTTGGCGTAGGTGCCCGTCTGGTCCACGGCGTTGGTCACCTGGGCCGCCGTGTAATCGCCGTTGACGGGCACAACCGCGCCGGTTCTCGTGTTGAAACTAGTAACTCCTCCTGGCGCAGGGGTGAGCCAATGGATACCAGTTGTCTGCGTCGAGTCAGCAGTAAGTACTTGTCCGTCCGTACCTACTGGCTGACGGGCGTCAACAGTGGTGAACGTGTGGAGGTCGCCCTTGGTGGTCAGGAGTGGGTTCAACGCAGGCACGCTCGTTACCCACTTGACACCGTCCCACTTGTAGACGTTGCCGTTGACTCCGTTGACGATTTCGTTGACCGCTGGCGTATTAGGAAAGTCGTAAGCCATCAGTACCACTCCACCCACTGCGTCAAGATGGCTCCGCCCGTGTTCGGATAAAGCCGGTAATAATATCCCGGCAACACCCACCAAGTAATCTGGTTGAGGCTCGAACTGCCGCCGATCCACGCCACACCATTACCGGGAGGATTCGCAGTATCCGCTTGAGCCATGTAGTTGGTGCCGCTGAAATTGCCGGTGACGGAAACGAACATGGGCTTTCCGGTCGTATTCTGATAAACGGTGTTAAAGGCCCTGCTGGGGAAGGTTTGCTGGGTGATACCGCTGTACCCGCCGATAGCTACACCGTTGACCTGATACGATCCGGTGATATTGCAATTGCCCGTAACCGTGAGGCCTGTGCTGTTTATGTTCAGCATCAGGGTAGCGGTCGTTGCGTTCGTCATCTGATAAAAACGGAAACCGGCAGCGGGGTTGGCGGAATACAGATTAAAGAAATCAATCTCCCCCGATCCTGCCGAATAATTCCAACCGATCGCAACAGCGCCTACACTGGCACCGGACGGCACAACACCATTGGCATTGCCCTGAAAGTAGGCATAGGACTGTGATCCTAAGACACTGGTATAGCAATGTAGAATACCCTGCGGGCCTGCAGTGCCAATGCCGACGAGACCGCCGTTGGTAATCCGCATCCTCTCCACATTGTTATTCGTCCGAAAGACGAAGCCGGAATAGGTAGTCTGAAAACCGTCAAAATACAGCAAGCCATCTGTCACATAGCGGTAGATGTTATATATGTCCGTAGGATCGGCGTTGCTGCCAATGGCGATGCCGGTCGTGTTATCACCGACACTGGCAGGACCGATCACGGTCAACATGGCTGGTACGGTGGTTGTACCGATACCTACCTTGCCTGTTGTAGTGATCGTCATCGCGACCGTGTTGTTGGCCGCGAACTGTAGCGGATAAGCCGAATTGGAATCGATGAACGCGGCATACGCCACAGATCCGCTGACCATAGTTCCGGCGGTGCTGGATTCGACGCCGATTATCAGCGCGTTGTTGCCCCCGGCGGAGAAGACCCCATAAACAGAGTTTCCCGCCGTCGTGGAATACACCCGGGACGTGGCCTGCGCGGCTTGCACGTCTACGGTGTACGCCGGAGCCCCGGTCCCAATCCCCAGCCTCGCGTTCGTATTGTTCCAGAACAGATTGGCACTCGCGCCAAAGGCCCCGGCATTATTCCACTGCACTTGTCCCGTGCTGCCCGCTGGAGTCACAGGGGCGGGAGCACCGGTGATCTTCGACCATGCTAAAGAGGTAATCCACGCGGGGTTCGCGTAAGAGCCGGTCATGTCCGCAGCATTCGTCACCATCGCTGCGGTGTAATCGCCGCTGGCTGGAACCACCGCTCCGCTGCGGGTATTAAATGTGTTGACTAACGTGGGCACGCCCGTAAGCTTGGCCCAGGCGTAGCTAGTAATCCAGGCGGGATTGACGTAGCTGGCGGTCTGATCGACGGCATTGGTAATCTGGGCGGCGGTGTAGTCGCCTGATTGCGCCACGACGGTACCCGCACGCCCAAAGACGCTCGACACGGCGGAGCCCCCTCCAGGCTGACTGACCGTGATCACCCATTGCGAAGAGGTCGGGTCTGAATACCAGAGGTACAGCTGCGTGCCAACGCTGTCGAACCAGAGATCCCCGTTAGAAGGAGTAGCTGGAGCCGTATCCGAGACAGTCACCCGAGCGCCGCCAGTAGCCACCGTTCCCCACCGCACACCCAAGACCTGAGTGCGATCCGCCAGCAGCAGCTGCCCGTCCGTTCCTACCGGGAGTCTTGTGGTCGTAGCCCCGTGAACAATCAAGTCTCCCTTGCTGGTTGTGGGATCGGTCATGAAGGATGGAGCACCAGTGATCTTAGTCCACGCTAATGCTGTGAGCCAGGAAGGATCGGCATAAGTGCTGGCCGTGCTCACAGCATTGGTCACTTGAGACGCGCTATAGTCACCTGCGGCGGATACGACTGCACCTGTCCTCCCGAAGACTGACGAGACACCTCCAACCACTGCGGCCCACTTGACTCCCAGCGCCTGCGTTGAGTCTGCCGTGAGCACCTGGCCATCGGTTCCCACAGCCAGCCGCGTGGGTGGCGCGGTGGCTCCGCGCACGATCAGGTCGCCGGTGTACAGAGTAGGATCGGCGAGCACGCCCGTGACGCCGCTCAGGTTGACGTTAGTCAGCGTCTGGCCGCCGCCATCGATGGGCCCGGTCCACTTTTGCGAGCCGATGGTGACAAGGCCGTCGCTGCGGCGGATGGTGATCGGGTAATCGATTATGGCCCCAGCGTCGTTGTAGCGGGCAATGGCAAAGTCACTGCCAGTGTTGCTGCCGGTCTCCGGGTCCGCGTTCTTCGACACGCTCCAGCGCGGCGTGAAAGTAGCAGGCGCGGTCTCCTGGGTAAGCACAAGGCTAGACTGCCCGTCCACACCCGGCGCAACCGTAATCGGCGAGAGCGTCTCGGTGAAGTTGCCCGCGCCGTCGAGAATCACATTCGCGAGATGATGGCCCCCGCCATTGACATCGCCGCCCCAATTGCGGAGATCGTTCGCGAGCGAATTCAGTTGATCGTTGTAGAGCCGGTCGCTCGAGGTCCAGTCATTGCGCGAGAGCCACGCCATGTCACTCAGCCTCTGCCGTTAACGCGCTCCAGTACTGGCGGATCGGCCGGCGGTGCGATCGGTGCTCCTGCCTGCTGCTGCGGCTGCTCCAGGAAATCGCCCACCAGCTGATTGTTCTCGATGCGTACCCACTTGTATTCGGTGCCAGCCTGATGACGCTGGGCGATAGCGTTGACGAAGGCGCGTTGACGCAATTCGAGGTTAGTCATCCGTGAGCGAACCGATTCCAGCTCGAGCGTGGCCGAGCCGAACTGCGCAAGCAGGTTACGGCGCTCTTCGTCGAGGTCGCGGTTCTGATCGATTTCGTATTGCTGCAAACTGTAAGCTTTCAACATAGTCCTTATAAGCCTCCTGTGATGATTCCGCCCGTGACGGTAACGGTCTTGCCATCTACCGTAGTAAAACTTCCGCTTAGGCCTTGTGCGCCACCAGGGCCCAAAAAACGCACGTCTGCCTGTATCTGATTCGAAGCATAAATACTTCCCGTCGAAGCGCTCAGCTCCACTGCAATGCTGGACCCACTACTGTAGAGAATAAGTGTCGCGCCGCCGGTGCCGGTATAACCACCATTGCAAGTAATCGAGCCCGCGGTCAACGCGCCCGAGACCGTGAGGCTGCTGGGAGCCATAGGGCCGATCCACTGTCCAGAAGAATTGATCACCCAGGTGTCGCCTGAACCGGCGTAGTAATTGACTGCGTGGACGTCGTTCTGCGTACGAATGACGTGGCCTGGACCGAGAATGACGCCATTGCCGACAAAGTTACCGCCGCTGTCGATCACCAGAGTGCCAGTCGTCGCCGGACCCGTGCCGCCGATAAGGTAGCCGCTGTTCGAGTGAATGGCGGCTCCCACGATGTTGTTCGAGGAATCGATAGCCAGTCCCGCAGCCGTGGTCACGCCAAGGCGGCAAGTAACTGCGTTGACCGTGTCGGCGGCGAAGTATGTGGTGGTGGCGGAGGCCTCGGTCATATAGATCGAAGGCTGCACGCTGCCCGCGCTGCCGCTAGACATCGTGATGGTGGGCACTCCCGTGTTGGGATTATTGAGAGTCAGCATGCCCCAGAACAGGCCACCGTTTGCCGTGTCGCCTCCGAGCGAGTCCCCGTTGAACGAGACCAGAGAACCTACACGCAGACCGCCCGCGTTCTTGAGAACGAGTCCACGGTTGATCAGGTTGATGCCGTGCTGCGTAGAGGTGCGGTACAGAGAAAGACCGGGGAACTTCGCATAGCTGGAACTACCCGAGTCCGCAACGAAGGTGTCATAACCGAACTCCAGGTGATTGGCCGCGTTCAACGGGTTCGACGTGCCGGGCGGGTTGTAATTCTGGGCGTAGTCGATGGCGAATTTGTTGACGTTTCTTATCTGGACGTTGGCAATCCCGGTGTTGGGGTCGTACTTTGCCAGAAAGCGCCAGTCGGCGAGACCTTGACCGCCGAAGGCGAAATCGCGGAACCATGCGCCCTGGATATACGCCTGATCGGTCGAAGTCACCAAGTTGATGCCGACATTCGCGCCAATGCGCCCTACTTCAACACCGTACTTGTCCTTGATCGAGATATATGGGTACCTTGTCCCCTGCACATCCCAGCCGCCCACGATCACCACGCCAGCCTGCGTTGCGTAGATTGGAGCGCTGGGAGGGCCGTCACCGCCGACGTAAAGCTCGGAGAACCATGCGCCGAAGATCGTGTGAACAGTAGTGGGCTGGTCGGGAGTCGTGTTATCCTGCTGCCCGATCCAGCCTCTCAGCACGTTCGACGAGTTATAGACCGCGATCTGCCCGTTCTGATTGCCTCCGAAGCTGGTAGTGCCTGCAGGAACGCCAGCGGTTGGGCCGCCGCCAACGCGCAGGATCGATCCCACGTAAATTTTCTGCGCGGCAAACTGGTTGGCGGTAAACGGCAGGCCGGTGGGCCAAGCGAACTCACTCGTATTCCACCATTCGGGGGCCAACCTGGAAGGGATTACGTGCCCACTCATAGGCGCGAAGCCAGTGACATGCACGACGGGAGTGTATCCGACGATAAGCGTGTTGCGCTTGTTTTGCTGATTCCTGCTGACAAAATAGAAGTCCCAATCGCGCGGGCCGGGAGCGGGCTCCCACGGCGTCGTTAACGACGTGTCCGTCTTTTGTGCATCCCACCAAGTCGCGTTGGCAGTGTCGCCTTGGTACACGCGCGCAATCGAGACACCGCCGAAGCTGTTGTCGGTAGGATTGGTCCAGCCGACAATCTTGTGCCTCATGACGACGACGCCGTCACTGCCGAGTTGCTGCTCGGTGGTGATCGTCACTCCGGTGACATCGACCAGCGAGGTATATTCCTGGCCGCTGGTGCCCGGGCCTGGTGCGCCGATATGCCAGACAGCTGTGGGAATATGCGACGGAAGCGGCAGTACGTGCGGATCGGCGGCTGCGTGACCGTCGAAGTCGTAGGAGATAGCAGCCAGCGTCCAATCCTGCGGCGTCGTCGGATAGTCGATCACCTGCAACGTCGCCTGCGCCATGGGCTCGGTCGCGTTGAGTGACTGGCGGAATGCGGAGATCGGGCTCACGACATAGATCGTCATGCCCCCATACCGCGGCTTCTCATTCGACCGGCGCAATGGTCTACACGGTGGTCTGGCCTAGCGCGTACGGCGGAGACATATTCATATCCCGCGTGCCCGAGCCCGGACTGGTTCCAGGCGAGACTATAGACTCGGCGTGGCACTATACGGCACACGTGATGGCGGGCAATTCCTGGGCAACCGTCACCACCACCGGCGGCGGCATAGGCCTGCCAGACTACAGGTTCGATCATTTTGCCATCGTGCCGCAGCGCGTCAACAGGTCTGGCTGCTGGACGCAACCGGTGTTGTCGTCGACAACCAATACCATTCAATTCAACGGGGCGTCATGGGCGACCAATCAGTGGGCGGGCCGGTTCATATGCCTGCTGGCGCACGCCAATGCCTTTCGCGATATCGAAGTGGCGGCGCTGCCGGTGGCTTCCAATACCTCCGACACGCTCACCATCGGTGTGGGACTCGACGGCACAACCTGCGACATCACGACCGCCGGCATCGGCGGCGTGTCGCTGCTCGATGTCGGTGACCTGATGACCATCACCATGCAGCCGACTGCGGTCTCGGCGAATTCCTTCAATGACAGCAATCTGGTCAACAGCTTTCAGAATTCGGGCTTGGCCGACAGCGAGCTGGTGGGCAAGTTCGCTTTCGTAATGTTCGGCACCGGCGCGGGGCAGTTCAAGCAGATCGCGGCCAACTCCGCTGGCGGCGGCCCTATCACGCTGACTTCGAACTGGGATGTTCTGCCCGATTCGACGAGCGTAATCGTCATCGTCGATCCGCTGCAGTTCGACGCCTTCCGCACGCAGGGCATTCAGAATCCCAACAAGACGACGTTCAACGGCGAGATCGCGCGGCCTGACATTCTGAACCTGGGCGACGGCACCTGGCTGATCAAGGTCTACACCGAGGACGGGGCGAATAACCGCGCTCCCGAAGCGCCGATGCGCCTGATCGCCGTGTTCGGCGCGCAGGGCACGCGCATTGTCACGCAGGACGACACCATGCATGCCACCGACGGCATCGTCTTCATACAGTCCCAGTTCAAGACCCAGCCGCCTTCGACTACGCTAGCGGCCGCTATCGATGACGTCACCACCTCGATCACTCTGACTGACGGCTCTAACACGGGCTTCAGTTGGAACACTGACCTGCAGATCGGCACCGAACGCATGCGCGTCGTCTCCGGCATGGGCACCGTCAATATCGTAGTCGAGCGCGGTTCTGGTCTCACAACTCCGGTGACGCATGCGGCTGGTGACACGGTGAGCATACCGGCAATCGTCTACTTCAAATGTCTGCCCGCCGCGCAGGTGGCCAACCAGAAGCTGATCTGCTACAACGACAACACGGTCAATAACAACGCCGTCGATATACAGACCGGCGGCGACCCTCCCAACCAGGATCAGTACCCCGACGGGAGCAACGATTGGATCCTGCCGGATAACAGCGGCACCGAAGGCACCATGCAGGTAGTCTTTCCTGTTCCTTAAAGCCATGGCTGGAAGAAAACTTCTCATACTCGCGGGCGGTGGGGGCGGCACAGGTCCGGGAGGCGCTGGCGGAGTTACCGGCGAAGAAGCGCCGCCGGTCTCCATAAACAGCGCCACCGTGCGCGAGATCTACAACGGCGACTTCGAGATCGACGTCAACTGGACTCCGAACACCGCCGCCACTCCTGACAATTTCCGCGGTGTCGCCGTCTTCGTCGAGGACCCGGATATCAGCAGCGGCCAGGAGGCACCGCTCGACAACACGAAGAATCTCGACGGCACCTCGCAGATGAGCGGCAAATGGCAGCCCGTGCGCGAAGACGATTCTTACGTGTCTCCGGCGACTATGGTCGTACCTGGCGAGCGCGTGGACCGGGACGTGAGAATCTATCTGCTGGCCTTCGGCAAGGTCACTAACGGCGATCTGGTGCGTGCCAATGACACGACCGCCACTCCGACCCCGAACATCGTGGTGTCCGTGCCCATGATGGCCGAGAAGTATATCAGCGGCCAGGAGCACGCCTGGAACATCACCAACCCGCTGGTCATTCAGACCGATAAGTTCGACGACCCGGCAGGGCCGGTGTACTCGCTGACTTTCAACTACACCAAGCCGGATCTGTCGACTCCGCTGCCGCCCGGTATGGAGCCGTTCGGCGGCGTCGAAATCTTCTATCAGTACGACCCCAATGACCCGTCGACGCAGACTGACAGCGGCGTTTCCCTGCCGGTCGATGAACCAGGGCCGTGGACAAGCCCGGACTATCCGGCTGTCGGCACTGGCACCTTTCAGGTGTATTTCGTCTCGATGGACGTCGACCACAACATGAACTCGATCGTACCGGGTGTCACACCCGAGGTCGATGTCACCGTGGTCTATCCGCCGGCGGGCGAGGCTTCCGCTCCCGACGTCACTCTCTTCCAGCTCAGTAACCCGCGCTTCGAATCGACGTTCGACGGATCTATCCTGTCCAAAATAGATGCCTCCTGGACAATACCGAACTCACCGCGGCTCTACCGTGCTTCCCCCGGGGGCAGCATCGTCATGCGTGATTTCATTTTGCCAGTTTAAATGGTCAAAACCACAGGCCTTTGCGAAAGCAAAAACGGTGGTGCCAGCAGGTTGTGGGGTAAAACTTGCCGCCATATAGCTCCGAGGATTCGGAACGCCAAACGGCGGGAAGCCAGACGCCAGAAAGTCAAAAAGTACGTTCACCTGGCAGCTCGTATATGTCAACGTGGCAGTATATGCGAAGCGTCCACCAGCGAGGATGGCGGAAAAGAAATTAGAGGGATCTGTCGGTGTTGCTATGTCGATTTCGCCTGTAACGTTTGGGCCAGTGAAGAGTGCGCTCAGTGTGACAGGCGCGACGGGGCTCCATGTCCAGCCTCCTGTGAAGATGAAGCAGGGGGGGGTGCAGGGAGGAATGCCCGTATTCGTCACGGTGAGGGTGGGACCGTTTGGGATCGTTATAGTGCCGGGCAGTGCGGCGATAGGACCGGGATCGAAGGTTATTGATAAGAGGTTCATTCCTGGGTTTGGTTGAGTTGGTGATTCAACAACAAAAACTGTTCCGGTGAGTTTGGCAAACGTTTGGCCAAGCGCCGCGGTGGACGGGGCGAGAAGCATGAACAGCACCGGTAAAAACGTCAATGGCAGGAACTCTGATGTCAGCAGAGCATAGAGAGAGATGGGGCGATTCATGGCGTTCCTTTCATCAACTCGAACCTGTCCGGGACCCAGGGGCGAGGCCGCGAAGTTCTTCCGATGAAGTGGCGAACCGAACATGTCTTAACTCCTTTTTCTCCCGATAGAGCGGTGTTCTCCGTACACTGCTCCGGCAGCGCCCATGACAGGCGCAAGGGACCATTTTAGGGGCCCGAAATTGGTAGGGATCGATATTATCGCAAGGTTGATGAAATATCAAGCTTTTTCTAATGGCTTTTTTTAAATCAGTCAGCCCTGACCTGGGACACTTCTAATCGAGACAGTCCACGAGCAATCAATACGCTGTTCGAAGTCATTCGCTCAGTGCGTTGTATCATGTCGTTCTGCCCAGCACCGTGCTTGACCCGTACGACTACACGATCATCCAGAACGACAACCTTGACCGCATCCGCCGACAGGTATGGTCGAACACCACGGCTGACTCGATCCAGCAGGTAGAACGCGTGCAGCACGGCATTATCACCGGAGCGGCACTGGTCGGACCGTACAGCGGCAGTGAGCAGTGGAAGGCTCTGGAGCAGACCAGCGGCACCGTGATCGAGTATCACCGATTGTCAGATGAAAGTTATCGCCATGCGCCTGACTGGCGAGACACCGCCCGCCGCCGCAAAGTTGTGGGTCAGTTAATCCGCTCTGCCCGGGAAAGACTGCAAGACTGCAATAAAAAACCCGGGCTGATTCCCCCGAACCAACCCGGGTTAGTTACTCCGTAAAGACCTACCTAGTACCTACTGCTACCTACATGTGCCTTCAGTTCCTCTCATGGAACTTATTTCTTTGGCCCCGGAGTCGGCGGTAATGGATGTCCTCCCACAGGCGGAGGCTCCGGCGGCTCCGGCTTTGGCGGAACACCGGGATTGACCGGCGGAATTGCTCCGCCTTCCGGCGGCACCACTACCCAACCAGTGCCAACCCAATACTGTATAGTCCAGCCGGAATCACCAATGGGGATCGGCGGGAAGCCCTGCTCGGGTCTGTCGGGTGGATGTGATGGCGGCGGCGGTTGCGGCCACATGATAGGCGGTGCCGGATAGCCGGGATAGTAGGGTGGTTGCGGTCTGATGGGTCGGCCATAGCCAGGATCTACCGGCGGGCCACCTGGCCAAATAGGACGTCCGTATCCGGGATCGACGGGTGGAAGCGGGTGCCCATATCCAGGGTCGACAGGACCGCCCCAGATGGGACGCCCGTATCCCGGATCGACGGGCGGCCGATAGATGGGCGGCACGGCAATTCCGCCAGGCGGCAGCGGGTGACCGTAACCCGGATCGACAGGACCGCCCCAGATAGGACGCCCGTATCCCGGATCGACGGGCGGCCGATAGATGGGCGGCACGGCAATGCCACCGGGCGGAAGCGGATGCCCGTAGCCGGGGTCCACGGGCGGGATGTAAATCGGCGGCACGGCAATGCCACCGGGCGGATAGACAGGTCCACCACCGATAACTGGCGGCAGCGGTCGGCCCACACCCCAGCCCGGATCAACCGGTAACTGTGGAGGAATAGGTCCGCCGCCAATGTGGCCGCCGATAGGAACGATCAATGCAAGTGTTGCCATACGTTTTTTGATCTCCTACAAAGTCAGTTGAAACTTACTGTCGTGATTGACTTGCAGTACTTCCGGCTTTGTAACCCCTTGATCCGGTCATAGCTGCTCGGAAGACTCAGAGTATCAGTTAGTACTCGAAAGATCACGTAAATAAACTGAAACTATCCGATTTTTCTTTACAGTGACACCAAAACAGGATATGACTCTCACTAACTAAGTTACGTATTCCTCTTTGTTGTCGCTCGTACAGGCCATCCGTCATAGGGTAGGATGGCCTTTTTCCCTTAACAACATAAAGCTGAAACTTCAGCTGCACTTACTTCAAAAGAACAAGGAGAAGCTATGAGACCCGATAACCGTCCGCGAGATGAACGTGGGGATGCGCTCGTTTCGTACCTGCGCATGTTCGCCGAAATGCCGACACGACACCGGCCAGCCGGTTTCCTCTATTCCTCGATTGAAGACTTCGTGCTCAAGCATGGCACCATGTACACCAAGGCACAGAGCTCCCGGTTCATACCGAGGCCGAAAGAATGCTTCGGGCGTGCTTACACAGTCGCTACGCGCAAGGGATCGCCGTGGATCTACGTCGAAGGCTATGCGGTGAATTCCAATGTCGGGCTTCCTGTACCTCACGCCTGGGTCACTCAAGCAGACACTCCCGGCGAAGCGTTCGAACTCGCCTGGGACGACGCTGACTCCGTGTACTTGGGGATTGCCTTCCGGCCCGAGTACGTGCGCCAGGTGCACATCGCCAGCAAGCGCAAAAACTACAGCGTACTCGACGCGTGGTGGATCGACTTCCCGCTGATCAGCGGCGTACAGGATCTGGCGGAGGTGCGCGCTTGAACTGTCAGCGCTGGCTCTTCGCTCGTGACCGCTACCGGCCTGCGGGCGAGACCATCAACCCGCGCGAGTATGAGGTAGCGGAGATCGGTTCGGGAGCCGCACGCATGTTCGTCGAGACGCACCACTACAGCCGCAGCTACGTGTATGACCGGTTCCGGTTCGGCATGTACCGCGGCGGCGAGTTAGTCGGTGTGGCAGTGTATTCGTACCCCGTCAGCGAATCCGTATTCAAGCCTTTCAGCGGCACCGCGCGAGACAGCATCGAACTCGGCCGCTTCGTGCTGCTGCCGGATGTACCCGGCAACGGCGAGAGCTGGTTCCTGGGCCGCACCTTCGCGGCGCTGCGTAAGCTCGAGCTGCGCGGCGTCGTCAGCTTCTCAGATCCCATCGCCCGCCGGTCTGCATCTGGAGTCACTGTCTTTCCCGGTCACATCGGCACGATCTATCAGGCGCACAATGGCACGTACCTGGGCCGCGCCACGCCGCGCACCTTGCGGCTGTGGCCGGATGGCCGGGTAGTCAGCAGCCGGCGGATGCAGAAGATCCGCAGCGGCGAGAAAGGCGCGCTCCCGGCCATCGAGGAATTCCGCAGCTACGGCGCTGACGAGCCGTGGGACGACCGCTCCGCGTGGATGAACCACTGGCTGGATTCGTTGACCCGCCGCCTGCCGCATCCCGGCAATCACAAGTACGGGTGGGCGCTCGACCGGCGCATACGGCTGGGCCGTTCGCTTCCGTATCCGAAAGGTCTCGCGGGGTAATTTCGAGCGCGAGATTATCAAAGAATTTGCCATGAATTTGGTATGTGGCAATTTTCAACTTTAGCTGTAGTACTGAAGAAGACAATTCGCATGAGGTAACAAATTGATCGAGAAAATTGTCATCAAATTGATACAATGTTCAGCTGAAACCACGGGTAGGTTTCGGCTGCTGAAATCCTCTACGGGGGAGGTTTCGGCTGTAACTCTGAAATCCTGGGAGGGGAGGTTTCAGCGTTGGCCCGCCTGATTGACGACATCCGTGTCAGCGGCAAACTAGGAATGCCGTGGTGTGTCTGTGCGCCGAAGGTTGGAAAGTGGGAGGCCCACACGCAGCGGGTGTGGGACATCCTGCGCGCGGACATGCCGATCATAAAGATCGACAACGTGGCCGACTACTACTTCACCGCCAGCGATCAGGAACACTGGGACCTGATCAACGACTTCCCCAACCTCGCGCCGCCGTTCGAGCTGGCCTGGTTCGAGCACAGGATGCCCAAGGTCATCCACAGCCGCGAGAAAGGCGATAGCGATGTTGCCGCGCTCACGCCTCACGGCCGCGTGGGCATGCTGATGATGGGCACCGAGCGCAAGGACGTCGTCGGAGAGAACATACCGGACAACCTGCGCTGGGCGCTCACCTTCGAGCTCTTCATCGATTACGGCGACCGGTTGGGCGTTCAGGGTCCGCACGGCAGCATCCATTTCGGCATCGACGCCGAGGGCGTGCTGATCGACAGGCCGTTCATGCAGACGTTCTCCGCGCCCCACTACAACGAGATGATGCGGCACTTCATCACCTGGACGCATCCGGCGCTGCTGGCGATTTCGTTCATGCACTGCCGCAATGTGACCGTGGTCGATGAGTCAGTGCCGAAACCATTGGCCAAGAAATACAAAGCCAGGACCGGGCAATGGCCGGTCAGGTACAAGACGTTAGAGATTCGCCCACTTCAGCAGATCCTACGCCGCGAGGGCGGCAGCGAAACGCATGGCCTTATCCGCGCCATGCATATTTGTCGCGGGCACTTTAAAGATTACAGACAAGGCAAAGGGCTCTTCGGACGGTATCACCAGCTTGTCTGGCAGCCCGCGATCGTGCGCGGCGGCAAGAGCGAGAAGGCCCAGCCGCCGTCGAGAGAGTACGAGGTGAAACTCTAAAAACTGCCCAAGGTAGAAAGGTAGAGAGGAAACTCATGAGACGTTTGATTCCGGGGATCGAGCACATGCTCACGTTGATGGATGCCCAAGTCACACGGATGGATGCCGAGCTCACACGGATACAGGCCAAATGCCTATTCGATGCTGCCCCAGTAATCGTGCCCGACAAGCCAGCGATAATCATCCCGGAGATCCAGCTTGCCAACGAAGACCGCCTCTGCAAAGCAATCGATCAATCGTTGCTCGATTGGATCACAGGCCCCGACTTTCAAAACTTTCGTGTGAGCCCGAACCTAACGGATTACACCGGCTACCCGGTCTCCAAATTCCGAGGCTCCAAGTGGGTCGAGCTGGTGCATCCTGCGGACCGCGACAGGGTACGGGCGAACTACCAGCAGAGTTGCGAGGCGCCGGAAAAGCCGTTTTGCATCACTTACCGGCTGCGGGGTAAAGACGGTCGGTATAGATGGGTGATTGACCATGGCGCGCCGCGCTACCGACGACGGGGCAGAAGCTTCGCCGGACACATCGGGAAAGTCGAGATCTTTCCAATGGTCATGCCAGGAGCCGCGTAAGCGATGGGAGACCTTTACGTCCGCAGCGCCGAGCAGGGGAACACCGGCAACAAATGTCCGAAATGCGGCAAGGGCGCCGACGGCGCGACTGGGTTCAACGACGAGGAATTTCCAAAAGAGCCCCAGCCCGGTGATTTTTCGGTCTGTCTGTTCTGCGGCGCGCTGCTCCGGTACGACGAGAAGCTGCGCTCGATGTTGGTGCCGCGCGCCCTGCGGCGCAAGATGGAAAAAGACCCACGGATGAAGAAGCTGGTCGAATATTGCGAGCGGATAACCGCCGAGTACCGGAGGAACATACAGTGAGCAACGAGAGTAACTACCTCTTCATCGCCAGCGGGAGCGTACTTAATGCCGGCAATACGTGCCCGCGCTGCGGCAAACTCATGGATGGCAGTAAGGAAATCAGTGACGAAGGATTGGGCGCACCGCTTCCGCCACGGCCCGGTGATATTTCGCTCTGCATGCGTTGCGGTACGGTCTCGAAGTTCGATAAGCAACTTCGCTCGCGCCTGATGACCAGCGCTGAGCGGTGCAGGCTCGAACGTGATCCGTACGCAAAGGACCTGCTCGAACGCTTCGAGCGGTATCGGAGGAGCATACAGTGAGCAAGCCGAAGATCAGCAGTGGCAGATCCGGCGGATGTTAAAGGAAGGGAAGAATTGATGACCACCGTAACGATACCACCACCTCAAACGCTTACTTGTACCAAGTGCAACCGTGAGCACAAAGCTACGGGCAAGCGTTTGCCGCGCGGCTGGAAGCGCTGGCGCGGCGATCTCTATTGCGACCAGTGTCGCGATTCGATGTTCGTGCTGCGCGCGGTCTCGATTCCCATCGCCGAACCGCTCGATGCCGATTGGAAGCAATTGCGCACGGCGCTGAAGCTGATGTGGCGCGAGACTACGCAAGCCTGCAATTGGATCGTTACCGAACTCTTCGCGCGCGACGTGCGCCGCAAACCGGGCGATGAGAAGATGCCAGCCATGGAAAGGTCCGACGGCGCTCACGCCGCAATTCACTTCTGCGCGGCCACGACGAATGAACTTGCCAACTCCTTGATCGCCTTCCTGACAGATTCTGGTTGCCACTGCTGCTGACCAAAAGCAAGTAGCCGATTTTGCTCCCAAACGCTAATTCGTCGCGCCGTGGTACCCCAGCATTCATCGTCCCAGCGCTTTCCAGAACAGGCGACTACAATTTTGAGCGTAAAGCCTATGGCCAATGCTTCAAGTTTCACGTTCACGGCCATTTCCCGCTTGTCGTCTGATAGCGCGGCATCAATCGTCAACTGGAGTACTTGGCCCTTCTTTGTTGCAACTCCGAAACCAGCCCTACGAAGTATGAGTTCCAGGTCGTCCGCTATCGCGTCTTTGGGTAAGGAGGGTTCAAGTGATGGAGACATTGCGACGGCAATCTCAAATTCCGGTTCGAGGAATCTTTTTGGCTGTTCAGCGAGCAGCGGATGCAAAAGGCTCGCCATAGCAACAAAGATTGCGGCGACGGTCATTTGCGATTCTCCCTTCGCGCCGTCGCGCGTCGCTTCGCTTCGTCGCCAGCCCACCCCGCAGCGGCGGCATTATCGCGATTACTGGTCGCTGGTTCGGGAGGCGCCCCCCGTGGTTCTCCTCTGATCAACGCCATTACCAAACGATTCTTGCTCATGCTGCTCACGTTAGCACGTAGCGAGTTGTTCCCCCTGGGGCGGCCCGGTAAAAACCGGTAAACCGGCTGCTTTTCTCGCGTAACTCCTTTAATCGCTCGAAGATATTCATGTACTCTCCTCCGGCCCGCGTCCCGGCCCCGAATCATTG